TGCGCGTTCGGTCAGATGTGAGGGAGCATGGGTAAGTGCGGTTGTGTAAGGCGCTTGATAGTGGGTGTGGGTGTTGTCTATGCTGGGATGGGATTTCTAAAAAGTGGTAAAAATGGATATTGGGACATTTTATATATATATCTTTTGGCTAAATATCCACTTTACCACTTTTTAAAAAGGTGAAGTAGGGCGCATCGGGCGTATACGTTAACACAGGAACTAAAATTCGTGAATCAGGCAGGCTTCTTTTTCACCAAGAACCACCTGCGGGTAACCACGAATGACGGACACCGCTCGAGATTTCATCTTTTTTAATTTTTCAATCTGCTTCTTGTCCATCCCAAGGTAGTTGTCTAATAAATATTTTAAAGCCCGAGACCCCGTGGTCTTTGCAAAAACAGTGATGATGTGAGCTTCAGAGAGCAGTATCTTAGTTTCTGCCCCGTTGGTTGGTGAATGAGTTGTGAAGCATAAGCTCACATTAAAATGGCGACCAATTTGTAGAATTGAGTTTACGATGGTCATGACTTTCTTTTTAATTCGAGAAGGAAACACGTCAACGTCATCAGCAATGACCAAGCTGTCTTTAAAATCGCCTGCTGAAAATTCTTCCATCATAAAATCAGGATGAAGCACGTTAATTCTTTTTGGCTTAAGTGAGTCAATGCTCTTGTCTTCCTCGATGGAGGATATCACAAAGATGTTACGCTTGGGAAATTGCTTCTTGTACTGCTTCACGTAGTTCGTGGTGAAATAAGATTTTCCAGAGCCAGACTGACCGCAAATATATATACACTGCCTCTCAGTTTTATTGTTAGGAGTAAGCTGGAGTGACTCGCTGTCTTTGCATTCAAATGTGCTGACTCCGTTTCTCGCTGCGTTCACGTTGTCCGTCACGTAGAGTTTTTGGTTCGTTTCTTTTCCATCTTTCATGATTGTGGCAATTAAGTTGCCTTCATTTTCAAGATTAAGGGACATATATATATTATAATAGATTATTTTTAAATTATAATAAATAGCGTTCAACTTTCAGGGCAAGTGATTGTTGAGGATCTCACTGAGCGATTCATCAGAGCATGTGTCAATCAACTGCCTTTCACCTGTGGTCTTCTGTTTCTTTCGGTACTCCCTCATGTAATTTTTCATGTACTCGCCTTTCGAGCAAGTCATCGGCTTGTTAAGATTCACCACAGAGCCTGCAAATGCATTTATAAAATTTAGCTCAGCAAGTTTTGAGTCGTCGACATTTAAAATATTATCTCTGAGGACACTCACCGAAAAGTTTCCATTTTCTAAAACTTTGACAGAACTGCATTTTGAGATGCCAGTTTTAAAAGATGATATGTGGGTATTCAGCCTGGCTGTTAGATTTGAAGTTGACCCGACATAGACTTTTCCAGTTACGTTGCACTTGATTGAGTAAATGAGGTAAGTTTTTGTAAATCCGGCAATTTGCATTATATATATAATAGTTTAGAAAAAAATCTAAAGGTTTTTATTTTTTAAAACGTAGATTTTTTTGAGCAATTTAAATTTTTATCTAATATACAATATAGTCTTATGAGTACCTTAAATCAACGGTTAACAGTATTAGAATTTTCCGGAAACGGATCAGGAACATCATCAACACCCCAGGTTTATTTCAAAGTAAACTCGAACTTATCAACAAATCAAGTATTTTCATCTGGAACTATCGCACAATTTAACAATATTGTTTTTTGTTATCCAAGCACAAGCGATTTTAACACCACAACTTATAAATATACAGTACCCGTTGATGGTATTTATCAATTTAGTTTTAGGTTGTACCCTAATTATCCAGGAAGCATCAATACTGACACGATTGCAAGATTCGCAATAAACAAAAACGGACAAGACGTTTCAGTCAGTGGCAGTCGATTAGGCAATATCGAAGCTACGACAATTCTAGAAAGTTGTTTGAGTGGAGATCTCATATGTATTCGGTGTTCTTTATCAAATACAAATCTTAATATGTATATGTCTTATTTGCATTCAGAGTTCACTGGACATTTAATTTCTACTCTATAATATTTAAATTTTTAAAAATGCCATTTTATTATAAATAAAAATCTCAGCCTTTTTAATATGGAGTTTTCTAGTAAGTGGTCTGGTGATTACGAGGAAATTTTAGAACAAATCAGAGTCAACTCAGTCAATCAAGCCACAATGCACAAAAAGAAATATTTCTTCTACATGCAACTCAACAAGTGGTTTCGAATTCCAACTATTATTCTTAGCTCAATAGGAAGTGTAGCGTCAGTCGGGCTCCAGTCTTATTTCAAACAGGAGCACGTGAGTGCTCTTACCTGCTTAATCAGCCTCACAGTAGGAATCATTAACTCAATTGAAATATTTTTAAAAATAAATGAAACAACGGAGCTTGAGCTAGAAACCAGCAAGCATTTTTATAATTTGGCAACCTACATTCACAAAGTGCTAGGCTTGAGCCATTTCAACCGGACAGCAAACGCCAAGGAAACTCTTGATGACATGTACAGGCGCTACGTTGAGCTCATGGAAAAATCAAATTTGATTTCATCCCAGTACAAGGACGTGTTGATAACACTTCCAAAAAAACAAAATAAATATATCACTTTTTCAAAAAAGCCATATACGTCTTCGTCGTCAAACTCATCCCTTAACTCGAACCCACTCACTGACGAGCACGAGGAAGCGAAACTTTAATGATCTGATTCCTCCTCAGAACTGCAATCAATTTTAGTTCTGCCCATTTTAATAATTATTTCTTTGTGCTGCTCTAAGATATTCATCTCGTCGAGATCAAACTGCTGTTTCTTTTCAACTAACTTTTCGAGAATGGTGCTGTACGCATATATTAATCTGTCGATGTTGCTTTGGTTGACGGTTACCATTATTTCTTCAAGAACTTTCATGTTATAATTTAATCTAGAAATTAATATTTTTAGATTAAAATAAATTGCGTTTAGTTAAATCGCTCAGCTGACTGAAAGTAGAGTGAGACTCTGTAGCGACCATAATCACTCACACCGCTTACTGTATCGCATTTTACTGTGATGAATCCCTTTTGCTTTAAAACTGGGGTGACTTTGAATAAGGATTGCTTGACAGATCCGGCTACTGTGAAGGTAGCTAGTTCATTTTGGACCGTGGAGTTTTCATTAAAGTGCTGGACATCAAATTTAATATTTACTCCGAGTTCAGTTGATTGACGGCAGAAACCAACTCCAACTAATTGGTAAGAAAATGGAATAGGAATAGCATTGTTAGGCTCGCATGGGACGCCGTTACCAGCACAGAACGGGTAAGAGGATGCGGAAAGAATACCATCAAATTCTAATGTGTGAGTAAATACCATTTTCTCATCAGCTTCAGCTCTATTTACTTCTTCTTATTCGATGGCTGCTGTGGTGGTTGTAACAGCAGCACCTAAATCTGTGTTTAATTGCACAATGTCATTTGTGTGAACAAGCTCAGCAGCAGTCGCACGAGTTACCTCAGCAGCTAAGTTCGAGGTGAGAGTTGCCTCGGCTCCTTCAGCACGGGCTTGTTCAGTTGAAACGGTGGAAGAAATTATATCCTCCGCATTGATTGCACGAGTTTGTTCAGCTGAAATACTTGCTGATAAATCAGCTTCAGCACCTTCAGCACGAATCACCTCAGCGTTAATGGCACTTGAATTTGCGACCTCGGCAGCTTGAGCACGGATAGTCTCAGCTGTGACTGCAGCAGATAAAGCACCCTCTTCAGCAGTCGCACGAGCCACTTCATCAGAAATTGCTGTGGCATTAACAGCCTCGGAAGCAGTCGCACGAGCCACTTCATCAGAAATCAAATTATAATTTACAAGCTCAGCAGCAGTGGCACGAGCCACTTCATCAGAAATCGCAGTGGCATTTACAAGCTCAGCAGCAAGGGCACGAGCCTCCTCATCATCTATTTTTTGTTGAAATTGAGTATTGTAATCAATGATGGCTTGGGCGTTGGATGCCACGTTTGCGGTAATAGTAGTAATTTGACCAGCTTGTGAAAGTGTGGTGGCATCTAGAGTAGAAATATTTGCAGCATTGGCTGTGGCACGGTCAGCAAGTGCCTTGATGTTGGCATCATCGTGTACGATATCTTTGTGGAACGCCACGGCTTCAGCGACATCAACAGTGAGGGATTGAACTGATGCAGTGAGTGTTTCTACGTCATTCGCAGAAGTTAAGATTCTTTGTTGAAGGGAAAGAGACATATATATATATTACCCGACAAAAAAACTATATGAAAAATTGAAATTATATATAATCTGAAGGTTTGATGGGCAAAAATCTAGATTTTTATAATTGAATTAAATCTAGATGGTTTACCCATTGAATAATTTTAAAATTATTCACAAAGCGCAGTATTTAGATTTCACAACTCTAAATAAATCTAGATTATAAAAAATTATCTAGATTTAATTATATGACCTATTTTTATTTACCGCCTGAATTAATAAATATCATAAAAGAGTACAGCATGCCACTTACAAAACCAGATTACAAACTGGGGTCTTTTATGATAAGGTCTCTAGTCTCAAATAATGACGTCATCTCGAGAAGCATCTTTGTAATATATATAAATTTGTGCTCTTCGGATAGTTCAGATATAAAATTATACGCAGATGTCTTAAATAATGGGGAGTAATTTCAACTCCACACACAACCGCCTTACATTTCAGAATTAATTATGTAGCCTTTTAACTTGCCATTGCATTGGCACCCACCTCGCATAACCCCTTTTCCAACTTTCATGTTTGGGTCGAGTCTTTCTCAGATCTTCATGTTGTGCTCTGCAACGGGGTCGTTGGTTGCTGCTGGGATGGTGATGTAGTGCTTCTTGCTCCAGCCAGGGTACAAAGTTTCATTCATCATTTTAGATGGCACCGACATCGCACTCACCACGTCTTTTGAGCTACGAATTATATATTGATTTTTTCCAAGGTGTTCTGATTTGGATGCAGGATTGAAACCAATTGAATTCTTGGACTCAGTTCCTAATAAGTGAGATAAAAGTCCACCTTGGGAATGTCCGATGGTGTTTACTTCCCAGCCTTGCGTTGATTTATATTTTTATGAACGGCATCTTGGACTGCCTTGGCTCGTTTGTATCGTGGAGTTAATTTATATGCGGCTATTCCAGCAGATGATGCATACACAGCGTTGTTCACCCAATCTGAGCCATACTTCTCCAAGCCAGTACCTCGATGAGTCACAATTACTTTTTTTTCGTCTTTTTTCACGTAGACCCGTGCAGTCATCTGGCTCATCAGTATCGACTTTTTACTTAGTTCTTCATCAAACGTGTAACCTAAAATAATTGGTTTAGGCGGATCTTCGTAGGATTCTTCAAGAAACGTTTGAATCTCACTGACCTTCATACTCCCTCCATAAAGCTTAACCATTTTGTATATATCATCTCAGAGAAAATAAATTATTCTAAAAATTATAAAAATCTACATTATGTTATATATGTCTGACTTTTTAGTTTCCATTTTTGATAAAAGAGACAAACCGATTTCTGAATCTTCAAGAAAGTTATATCAGAGAAACTTGGAAAAGCTCAACGACGAGAAGCCGGTCACCAGTCTTGGATTTTTGACCGACGTGAGCAAGATCATGCAAACCATTTCGAAATACAAGCCAACCACGCAAAGGTCTTTTATTATTTCAATTTGTACAGTTCTCAAGAACAACAATGAGAGCCTCTATCAAATCTACTTTGAAATTTTAAGTAAGATGAACAGCGACCTTAAGGTACATGTGGAAAAAACAGAAAAGCAGAAGGACAACTGGATGGGTGAGGATGAGATCACAAATATATATAGTAGCCTCAAAAAATCAGTACCAAAAAAAATAAAGAGCAAAGAAGACTTTGATGCAGTTCTAAACTTCATGATAATGTCGCTTTACGTACTTCAAGCCCCACGGAGAAACATAGACTACACCCTCATGAAGATCTCAAGCGATATGTCGGACAAGAAATATAATTATTTGGACCTCAAAAATAAAAAGTTCATTTTTAATAATTATAAGACTCAGGGCTCCTACCTAAGCACAGCTGTAGATGTCCCTGATGACCTGATGCGAGTCATCCTCATGTACGTAAAGGTCCATCCTGAATCCAAGAAACTTAAAAACAAAAAGTACAACATCCACTTTCTTTCAAACTTCTACGGGGAAAACATTGAAAAGTCAGCATCAATGACAAATATTTTAAATAAGATATTTGATAAAAAGATTGGAAGCTCGATGCTCAGGAACATGTACCTCACAAACAAGTACGGTTCAATGATGAAGGAAATGAAAGGGGACGTAAAGAGCATGGCTACATCCGTGGATACAGCAATGAATAATTATATCAAACAAGACTAAGTTTTTTTAAAAATTAAATTGATTTTAGCCAAATTCAATTTAATTGAAATATATATTAAGAGCTGTTATTGTACCCAGCACCGACTTTGTTATAACCCGAACCAGTGAGCTTGCGATATTCTGGTCCAGCTTTTTTCAGTGCATCAGAATACTTTAAATTGTGCTTATCAGCGAACTCCTTCACGAAGAGAATCCATTTAGAAGGAGGGCGTTTACCGCCTGTGAGTGCTTTTGACATTGCGTGACCATAAGGGTTTCTAGCAGCTTCATATTTATCATATCCGTATGAGGCGAGGTCAATTCCATCTTTAACAATATCTTTTTTGACAAACCCAGTCCACTTTTTTGCTTTGTTTAAACGATTGACTTTGCCTCCTTCAATAAATTTTTCGCGGCTTTCAACGTGAAGTTTTGGACTTCCTTTTGGTGGTGGTTTTTTTGGCATGCGACCGCTTCCACTTTTTTTAGTTATAATTTGGTGCTTTTCGAGGAGGTCAAGTATTTTTTTTGGTGGTCTCGTTTTGCGTGTGCCATTCACATACGCTTCGAGCATGGACTTTGCTTTACCTATTTCCTGTAAAGAGCCGCCTGAGATTCCAACTAAGGAGCTAACCATGTGAGGGAGATTTGGTTTTGATTGATTAAAAGCCATTAGATATATATATTAGACTATATATTATTTTCTTATACTAAAATTTAGTAATATTTGGCAAGTTTATCGTGAGCCATGGCTTTAAGTCCTTTTGCTGCAGAGTCAATGGCGCCGTCTGCTTTGTCATCAACGGCTCTGGCAATTCGCCCACGTTCAGATTTTAATAAACGACCAACTTCAGCTTTGCCTTGTTTATATATATTTCCACCAGACACTTTTTGGATATCATCATAATCAATGTTGGAGCTTCCTTTGGACTTGGCAGTGATGACTGCTTCCTTGGTAAGTAATCCAGACATGGTGCTTGAAGATCCTTGTTGAGTGACGAGTAAACCGGCATAGTTGGCGAGAATAACTAATTCGTAATCATCTATGTATGGTATTGGTTCATATGATACGGTCATTTGCAATGAAAATTGCCCGAGACTTGAAGCGGATAGCATGTCATCTAACCCTAAATCACGGGTGCAGTCAATTACCACCATGCTTCCAATTGTATTTAGACTTTGATTCCCAACTTGAACCATACCCTTAAATTCATTCCAAACTTGCTGGGAGCCATTGCGTCTGGACATGTGATAAAGGTCGCTTTGTTTCATGTCACTGAGAAGCCCAGCAACATTGTTAAAGGTCATATTAATCGAAGTTATTGGGGCGACAGTGTGGTTTGAATACATAGAATGGAGTGCAGTTGCTTTTGGGCGGATAGTAACATAAAGCTTATCGGGTATTTGACGAAGAGAAATGATATTGCTCATCTGATTATTGCTACCTGCGTAACTAAAAGGCAATTTATAAGGGACCATTTCGTCATATGGGATGACAGATTTTTTAGAGAGCTTTGCGTATTGAGAGGGATGTAATGAGTAGTATCTTAATACGACAACGGAATCCTCAGAGAGGGCTTGTGTAGAGACTGATGACGACACTACCACATCTACTGGAAGCTGATCAGTTCTTATATTGATGCATTTTTCAAAGGCTTGGTTGTATTGAAATGAAAGCTCAAGTTGGTTTACACCAGAGAAACAGCCATCATTTTCTTGCATGCTTACACAAGGCATGCCAATAATGGGCTCCTCAAAATTGATTTCCACCGCAATGTTAACATCCTCAGCGACTCCCCCCGTAGCTTGCTCAATTGTAAATGTATTTGTTACATCTTTCCTAGTGACACCAGTACCCGGAGTGAACTTAACGAACGCAGAGCCACGTCCAACTGTGTCACTGTCCTTTTCAGCATTGTTGAAATCTCCAAATGGATCAGCATTACCATAAGGTTCAAAATTACTAAATTCCATGTAGTACTTATCAATATAATTTGCAGTTCCTTGGCAATGCTTGCTAAGATATTTTTGGTCAAATTGCTTGAGGACGACATTAAGAATATCCTGGGTCTGGACGTTGACCTTACTGTTGTTTATGTTCATCGAAGCAGATTGAAGGGCTTGATTAAATGGAAAGGCAGCTGAAGCCAGTTCTACATCGTAATCATTAGCAAGATCATTTTAAAAATGAAGGTCAAATTTAAGGGTGCCACGGACGAGGATGTGGCGATCAATGAGGGTATTCTCAGAGGGGACGTTAATATTAAATAAAGTGTTTGACGCAGTGTTCGAGTTAAATTTGTAGGACTGCACTGTAGAGTGAGCAGGACCAGATTTAACGCCGACTGTGATGCTGTTGTTTGCGGTTTTAGAGATACGAGGATCTTCGATAAGAAAAGTTTGCACGCTTGACATTGGTATATATTAAACCTCACATATTTTTTTTTCTATATTATTTTTTAAGTTTTCTAAAGCATAATTTTAAACCAAAGTTTCCTCCACTATTTATTTTTAAAGGTATTAATCCGCCATCGACTTTCAGCCGGTAAAACACCTGAAAATTAATATGTTTTAATTCGTCCATGTCAAGCATGTTGATCCATCGGAAGTTCTTGGGTTCGAATATGATACCAGGCTTGCAGTTTCCTGCTCGAAAATCGCTCAGTTCCATTTCTATAATATTTGTGCTCCCTTCAGTGGTTTCCTTGCCTTCGATGTAGCTGTGATTTTGAGAAACAACAGATGGCTTAATTGGAAGGGTGTTCGATGTCAGAACGATGGACTCGACAGGAGACCAGCTTGTCAGCGTCTCGTAATCCTGGTAGATAATGAAGTGGTCTATTTTTGTTGCTTCTGTCTCAAGTGCGTCAGATGAAACGAACTTTGGAATAAGACTTATAACATTGGTGTTCTCAAAATTATTAAAGTTTATTTTGTGCAAGTCAACGGTTTTCACTTCTCTGGCATTTGTGGTGAAATTTATGGTATTCAAATTTAATGTTTTTTTGGTGAAGGGTAGCGAGTCAAACAATCGATAGAGCGGTGAGTTTAAATAAAAGGTGATTCCATTTGCTGCCGTAACGTTGAAATTTTTAGTCGGTGCATTCACATACGCCAAACTTGAATCTTTGTCAAAGATAAAATACGGAATCGGGTAGTCCGAAATTCCTGTTGCAGGGAAAATGAGATTCTGATCCGGAAAGTAGTCATTCACGACTTGTCTAAGTAAAAAAATGCACATTCTTATTGCCTCGTTCACGGACTTAAAAAAATTCTCATAATTATATATATTATAAAATCCACTCTTGTAATCCGCATATCCATTTTTGAAGGCAGGTGCAGTGATTCCGCTCACGGTTTCGTCTTGAGGAATAAACAAACAAGGGGCTGATGCGGAGTACAATTTACCCTCAATTAAAACTGATAACGTAATCTCATAAATAGTCTCAAGCTTCTGTTCATTTGTAGGTGACTGATTATATTTAATTATTGGAATGAAGGACGGAAGTGTCTTTGTGTCGAGTTTAAAATTTGTAATTGTCATGTCGTAGTCAGCAGTGTTTGTAATAACTGGATTGTTCCGGTCTTCGTTGAACTGCAGAGCAGGTTCGATGGTACTTGGCGTATGCTTTGAATCGTGATTGTTGATCAAGCAGGTGTAGTAAGTGTAATCGTATCTTGACATAATTTATATATATATATCTTGAACTAGAAATAAATTAAACTATTACTTTAAACTGGAACCAAAATACAAATGGTCTCATCCATTGTTAAGCCTGATGCCTTTTTCTGCTCCTTCATGTGCTTCATAAAGCTTTCCTTGTCTCTAGAGTTCACGAGGAATTGGTACACCCTGTAGACGCACCAACGACCGCAGGTTGCAATGTCTGTATTTTTAATGTTTTGATAAGCGAACGTGTTATATTTAAAATTGCCTGAACTACCCTTTATTGATTTTATCATCTTCCCAAGATCCTTGTTCCAGTCGTTTCCAAGATATTGATTCATAAATGCTGGGGTGAATTTGAGAATTTCTTTTGGTGAGTTACCGTAGGAGTCAAAGTACTCGAACTTGTCATCGTTTCGCATCAGCAAAGTCCAGTGTCCCTTGTTCTTTTCAGATTCCGTCAGAAGGAAAACAAAGTCCATGGTGTGAGGAAGGAGCTCATAAATATCAGCGTACTTTTCTAAGTTCGCAAAGGTTACGATCTTGGCATCCGGAAAAATGTTTAAGATATCAAAGTTGCTGACAAAATAAACGAGCTGGTCGTAATACTGAGATTTATTTATATCTTTCATTTGAGTTATATTAAAGTTAAGATTTTAATTTATCTAAGATATATATATATCATGATCAGCGTTCAAGACCTAGAAGGCAACGATGTTTTTGAAATGGCACGACTCTTTCAAAAGATGTACGAGAATGCGCTCGACGACTACACTGAAGTACTGCCCGCAGAAATATCCAATTTTGAAACTATACGTGAGAAAAACGTTGACTCGTTTAAAGAATTCGTGGTGCTTTTTAATAAAATAGTTGGTTACTCCGACGAGATCACATACACTGAGGGTCTCATTCCGCCTGGGGATTTTAGAGATGGCGTGTCTAGTGCTAAGCGACTTATAAAAGATTTAGATCCGTTGATCAGGGGAGCGGATGAAGCATCAAAAATCCTTGGTGATACTTCGAGACTTCTCCAAGGTAAGGATTATGATAATGATTGGAAAAAAGGATTCAAACAGACGATTGTTGATCGAATTAAGGCTTGGATCGATAATAACAAAAGAGCTTCTCGGAATCAAAAATATCAAAAAGTTGTTGATGAGCTAGAATATGTAAAAATGTTACAAATTGGAGGACCTGATGACTTTGTCAGATCGGACCTGAACAAAGATAGCAAATTATACAGTTCTCTGACAAAATTGAACGCCGCCATTATTGAAGCGAACGAGCAAATGAAGAAGCAGTTTGTTGCATGGAACACCAGTGTCCTCAGTGGCGAGATA